AATTCCTTCTTTGTGTAAATCTATCATAGACTTCTTTGTCATATCTGCAGCTGATCCTTGTATTAATCTGTTCAAAGCTTTGTATGTATAAGCACGTTTAATCCCTGGTCCGTGTTCCATGAGCGCTTGATCATGGGGCAATGCTTTATGAATACCAAATTGATTAGGTTCCCATAAATGAAACCTACATAGTCTACCAAGTAGAGTCCTAATCTTACCAGAGTCCTGTGCTCTTCTCATTACAGCATCCATCAATTGTTTTACAAATGGAACTTTGCCGTGATATTGTCTAAATAATTCTTCAGCTTTGTCTTTACTTACTCCAAGTTCAGCTTGTAATTTATTTTTACCCATACCATAGAACAGACCAAGATTTATAGTCTTAGCCTGTGATCTAGGTATCTCTGCCATGTCTGCCACGATAGTATGAAAATCTGCGTCTCCCTCATGATAAGCATTCAATACTTCGTCCACTCCATAGAGATTCTGTAAAGTCGCATAATGCACTACCAACCTAGGCTCTTGCTGAGAATAGTCAAAACAACCCCATGTATGGCCTTCCTCCGGCAAAAATAAGGACCTAATCCGTGGTCCAAGTTCCTTGTTCCGTGCTGGTATTTGCTGTAAATTTGGATTTGAATAACTGAATCTTCCAGTTACTGTTCCTCCATTATCTGATCTTAATTGGTT